AACGGCAGCTAAAGCGGATGCCTTTAGCGCGTCAAACATCGTTGAAATCTTGACGGCAACACCTAACGTTTGCTGAACACCCATAGAAATACTCATTACGGCCTGCATCTTCGTTTGTATCTCCATGAGTTTTTTTTGGTCTTTTGTAAATAATCCAGCAACGCCCATGTACGTTGTCATCGCTCCTGTCACGCCTTGAATGCCAGTGGCAAGCATACCAAAGGAATTTGATGCAAGGCTTTTTCCAGAAACGGCAAAACTAACCTTGTTGAAGGCTGCTTGCAATTTGTTGGCTTCGTTGACAGCTCTTCCAAATTCAGCCGTGTTTTGTTTTCCCGACAAAATAAGCTCTGCAACGGCCTGCCTTGCATTGCGCAATTGTGTGCGTAGGGAGGTCGTCTTGGATGATGCGTTGCCTGCTTCGTTTGCAAACTGAGCCATCCGTTGTTTGCTTTGCTCCAAATTTGCACTTGTTTCTGCAATCGCATTACTTATGTTTTTTATTTTATCCCTCGTTTCAACAAGGTCTTCCGAATTGTACTCCAGCCTTCTTTCTTTTGACTGCTGACCTGCTGCGGTTGATGGCTTAGTATCTTCAATTCTTGAACGCGCCTTTTTGAGACGTTCCTCTTTTTCATAGAGTGATTCTAATTGAGTATTCAGTCGTTTAAGAATTGATTCGTATGCCTTGACATCTTCCTGCGCTTCCTTAAAAGCGGAAGATGCCCCTGCCTTGGTTGTGGAATTTCCAAGATTATCAAATTCTGTTTTCGTTCGTTGTGCGGCCTCGCCTTGCGTGTTAAGCCCTCTTGTTACCTCCTCCAACTTTGCCTTTAGTTCCGTGTTCTTGCTGAGGAGTGAATTAACTTGCTCTTGCAATTCGTTAAATTGCCCACTGGTATTCCCGACACCGATAGATGAAGAAAGAGCACTCAACTTTTGGCCGCTTGCATCAATAACGGCAGCAAGTTCTTCAACGACTTTCTTCACAAATTGAAAGCCATCGGCCATTTCGTTTGTCGCCTTTTCGGATGCAGATTGCATTTCACGAATTTTGGCGACAAATTCATTCGCTCCTGTCTCTATGTCTTTTCCGTTTATTACCGCTGATACGCTAAGTACGTCATTATTTTCTGCCATTGTTTTAGTTCATTAAGTTCATGAAAAAATTATTGCAATTGTCCTTGATTTGGCTTGCCGTCTGCAAGACTTTCCTTCCTCCTTTGCTTGTAGGTTGGTTCTTGCAAGGACTTTCGCCTTCTTCTTCATCAAATGGTTTTATACCTGGAATCGCCCTGTTGAGTAAAAGAATGTTGATGTAGCTTCGCTTGAAAACAACTTCATTGTACGACATCCTAAAGTACTTCATTACACCGCCAATCAATCCCCACGGGCTATCGCTTCTTTCGTATTCGTTGTCGTCTGACTGCACCCTTTTAGGAAAGTTATACTTTGCAAAAAAAAACTTGCATCAAACGAGAGTGAAGCATATTGCAACAGCTCATTGTATTTCTTCATCGTCATGCGTTTGCGGATGAATCTTCCAAATATCTTTCTCATCAGTCTGGAACGGAAAACTATAATTGGTGTGATTTCGTTTGCGTTTTTTACGTCCTTGAACATTGAGAAAACTTTCTGATATGGATTAAATTCTCCTTCAATATTTATTTCTTCAATATCACCAATCTTTTCACCGATTTGCCATATCTGCGCCAAAGTCATTGGTCTAACCAAAAATGGAATCATACCGAAAAAAACAAAAATTGGTTTCTCTGTTATTGCTCCTGCTGTGCTTTTTCCTTCGTTGTTATTCATAACTGCCAAATGTATTTTGTTTGTTTTCTTCTATATTTTCTTGCTTGATTTGCTTCAAGATTTCTTCTGGATTTGAAACAAGCGGATTTTGTCTTATACCTTCCTCCTGCGACATTGTTGCCTTTCCTCCTGTAGAGCTGTTTATTAATTGCAATGTCTCGGCATCATTCTTTGGAATATACGGCGTAAATTTCGGCTTCACCCTCAACCTGTCAACGTCATTCTTTGGCATCGCTTTTATACTCGTTGAATATCCATTTTTAATGATGTTGAAGCGCCTTGTAAACATCTCACCGAAGGTTTCAATTTTCTGCCCGGCCTTTAAATGAGGGTCGGTGAACATCAATCTGATTGCTGCACCACTGGTATTGTTGCCAAGTGTTTTCATGTTCTCAAAGGAGATGTCGGGGGTTTGGGTATAGCTGAAAATAATGTTTGTCAAATTGGCTATTTCCATTCTTCTACTCTCTGGGGCGCTATCCCAAGAAACAACCTTCATATCTGTTTCATTGTCTCCTTGGTAAACTCGTCCGACTTCTCCCTTGTCGGCGAATCCCTTCATTCGTCCTTTGAAGAAATATGTCGGTGAGCCAAAATAGTCGTTTGTGTCGCCCCAGTCCGAAATACTATTTTCTAATCGTTCAATGGTTTTTTGAACTACTTCCCATTCTGTTTCTTCCTGCCTATAATAGACAAGAGGGATTTTTGTGAATCCATGAGGCTTTGCGCTGCGCAAGGTTAATCCTGCTTCACTTTCATCGCTTGCAAATTTGTAGAGCGTGGATGATGTGTAAACATCAAAGCAATGCGTCTGCGCTCCTGTTTCATCTTTAAGGACATATTCGCGTGCAAATCCGTCCATCTTGTCGTAATTGTCGTAATGAGGGTACAATTTATCACCATACAACGGAGAAAGCAATTTCACGCGCATTTCCTTTTCGTTGTCTTCGTTTGTGGCAATATACCAAAGCTCAGCACATTCACAAGCACGAAACAAGCATCTCGACAATTTCTTATTGAAATACTCTTCTTTGTTATCTTCAAGGATATTCAATACCTCGTCAAATAATTTTGCTTGCATTTCATCGGCTTCACCCTTAATGCTATATGTAACAGGAATCGTGAAAAGAAAGCCTACACTTCTTTCAATTATCACTCTTTGACAAGGAACAGCAACACGGCAACGGTGTCTCACTTCGGTCTTATAGACGATATTGCCGTTTTCGTCTTTTTTATCTGTCGGAGTTTTAACAATCTTATCCTTTCTGTATTGCGTGTCAAAAATCAAATGACAATTAGGGTCGTACTCCCGTTCTGTAACCTCCAGCGGTTTTTTAAGTGGTTTCTTTCTCGCTGTCAGCAGAGAATAAATCTGGTAAGGGTCTCCGACTGACAAAATTTCTTGTATGGTCTTCATTTTTATATGATATTTAAAAAGTCTTGGGCATTAAATGAATTTTCGTCTTTTCCTAATAGCTTTTCAAGAACAACATAACGGACGGCATCTATACCGTGGTTGAATGAATCTATTGGCTCATTAAGCCATTTCCCATCTTTATTCTGCCTGTATGTGTAATTCTTGTACTCCTTCTTTAGATTAACGCTGCGGTTTGTGATAAAAATCTTCATGGTTTGCATCTTGTTTATACCAGCAATAATTGAACCAGCATATTTTCTTACAGGTTTTACATCAAGTCCAGCGTTATTTAATTCGTCTATCAGTCTCGGGTCTGCGCTTTCAGATATTATTTCAACATTCGACCTGTCGCGATTATTGGCATTCTTGATTTCCTTGATAATGTCAGAGGACAGCATCTTTGTCCTGTAGCAAATCTCATCCAACCATAGCTCATCGCCACAGATGTACACGTCTATAATCGCCGTTGGGTCGTTCGTATATCCGAAGTCCATTCCCCGATAATGGTGCTTTCTTTTTTCAAACGGTATGTAATCATGCTTTAGTTCTTTTACGTTTTCAAAAATCAAGCCCTCAACTATCGCTTGCAAGCCTAATCCATAGATTCTCCAAAGTGAAGGGTTCTTGTCTTTTAGGCTCTCAATCTCCTTGATAACCTTCTCCTCCAGGAATGGATTATCTTTATATGTTGAAATAAACCAATATGTCGATGGCTCTTGGTTAATTTCGCAAATCCAATGGTCATCTGTAAATGAGGGATTGTAGTCAATAATTGAAAAATCAGTGGTTCTCATTTGAAGCTGCTGCCATTGCAAGAAATCTAATTCATTTGCTTCATTGACGAAAAGAATCATTCTCTTTGAACCTCTAATCTTTTGCTCGTTATCTGTTGAAAAAAATTCTATCGTTGAACCATTTGGAAACGTGTAAACCAAATCCGACTTGTTCATCTGTTTGTCGTTCCAAACGTTCAACGATAGCATTATTTCTTTAAAATCTCTGTAGACTGAACGTTTTAATGAAGGAAGGCCAGCGCGAACAATTGACACAGTCGTTTTTGGATGCAACGAACAATAAATACAGAGATATTGGACGATGGAATAAGTTTTTGCTGAACGTGAAGAGCCTTGCAGAGAGACGGTTGTAAATCCCTGCTCTTTTGCAAATTTTACTCTCGCATAGTTCTTTGTTACGAAAACATTATTACTCATCGTAGCCAGTCTCTTTCTCTTGTTGCTCTTTTTCTTTTCGCTCCTTCTCCGATTGCACTTCTTCTTGAATCTTTTTGAAGTCGTCTGGATTAGAAACGAAATTCAAAACAAACGCCTCCTTGTTTATGTCTGAGCCATTTGTCGTTATGTCAATTTGTTTTTTACTCTCGCCGAATTGTCTATCTCTTAACTTGTCAATAGTTTTGGTTACTCCGTTCTTAATATCCGATATGATGGCAATTGCTAAATTTCTCGGATACATTGGCGCGTCCTCCCATTTTGCCAATTTGCTTAACTGAGGCGCTGCCAATGATAAAACGGCCTTTTCCCATTCGTCTATTTCTATATTTGACAGGTTAAAAAATTTCCTCGCCTTCACCTTTGAGCCAAATATATTTTCAAGCTGTTTTGGGACTCGGTTTGGTGGTCTCCCCTTCGGATTTCCGCTCTGTCCTTTTTTCCATTGATAAGGAATGATATTCTTTGGGTCTCTCATCGCTGAAATCTTTGAATTTTGTCGTTGTTTGGTTTGTTAGCGAAAAGTGTCTTTGGCAGGCGCTTTATTGCTCTGATTTTATCTTTCCTATTTTATAAGATTGAAAAATTCATTACGCAATTGTGCATCATCTTTAAAAGCTCCTACAAGGTATGATGATTTCATTTTCCCTTTTTTCTTTGCTCCACGCATAGACTTGCATAAATGTTCACCCTCCATTACAAGAGCGACACCAAGAGGTGGATATTTAGATTTAAGAGCATCAGAGAGAATGTCTACAATTTCTCGTACAAGTCTTTCCTGTATTTGCAATTTTGCTGCACAATAATCTACAACGCGACCAATTTTAGAAATTCCAAGAATCCGACCTTTAGGATTGGGGATGTAAGCGAACCAGTAGCGGCCAAAAAATGGCATCATGTGATGTTCACACATTGAATAGAAGTCGCCTTCATCTATAATCATATTTTCATAAGTTATGCCATCTTTCCCATTCTCGAATGTTGTTATTTTTGGTTTTTGTGAAGCATCGTAACCTCTGAATATTTCATTATACATTCTGGCTATTCTATCGGGCGTGCCTTTCAGTCCTTCTCTGTTTACATCTTCCCCAATTAAAGATAAAATGCCTTTTATATGGTTTTCTATTTGTTCTTTCTTATTCATCTTACATTTATAATTCTCTGCGTCTGTAATGAAATCGACCATTGTGGGTGAGAAAGGCAATAATTTACAACACCCTTGATATTGTTTTCTGTTTTTTCTTTATCCTTCAAATCACATGGTTGCAAGTAATATTTTTCAGCCTTAATATTTTCATACTTATCCATGCAAGTTTTTCCAGCATCATATACAATCTTTAATTCATCAATATGTTTTAAAACTATATCTGCATGATTGCAAAACTCAAATTTCGGCGAACAAGTTACCCAATCGGCAAATGAAAGCGCTGTGTTATTTCGCGTTCCATTTGTTTCAATATGAATAAAATATCCCTTTTCGTGTAGCATAAGCATGAACTTTTCTGTTATCTGCAAGGTTGGTTCGCCGCCTGTAAGAACAATGTGTTTAGTTGGGTATTTTTCAACTTCTCTCACTATGCCTTCATCTGTGCATTCTTCATACGATTCGTGCTTTGTATCGCAAAATGGGCATTTTAAATTACATCCAGCAAAGCGAACAAATACACAGGGCGTTCCAGTGTAAGCGCCTTCACCTTGTATTGAGTAAAAAATTTCGTTTATCCTCATATTCTTTTATTTTTCATATATTGCGGTATTACCCTCACTTTCTTGTACAATTGCTTTATAGCACATTGGTATCTGCTCTACAATCCATTTTGCAATATTTTCTGCTGTTGGATTGAAGGGTAACAGCTCATTAAAATTTCCATGGTCAAGAAATCCATGAATTTTATTCTTTACATGCTTAAAGTCAATAACCATGCCATCAGAATTAAGATTTTCCGCTTTGCAGAAAACGGTTACAATCCAATTGTGACCATGCAAATTTTCACACTTGCTTTCATAAGAAAGATTGAGGTGATGACATCCAGCAATCTCCATTCTTTTTGTTACGTAGTACATAATTTATCTATAATAATCTTGGTTTCCACATATATCTTGATAGGATTTTTTCAGCATCGTTATACCTAATGGCAAAGCGTTCAAGTAATTTTGATTTAAATTAAGCGATAGTAAATATTTGTATCTCTCTTCGCCAATTAGTTGAATTATCTTTTCTGTTTTTATGTTGCGAATATGTCTCTGTTTTATAAAGCCATAACGAACCGATGAAAGCCAACTTGTACTATCCGCAGAAGTACAGAATGTATTTTTTGCGAGTAAGTCTTTCTCTGTGCATCCTAAAAGATGAATATCAATTGTTGGTTTTCTTTTCTTTATATAACGAGCTATTTTGCCTACATAATTACTTTTTCCGGCAAATCTTAATTCTGGGACTGAAATAGCAATATACTCAGAAAAATCAATCAATCTATCAAGTCCTTTCATGCCATCTTCAAGGTGAAATACATTGATAATGCGATTTGATTTCGGCAAATCCTTTCGCATACGCTTACGAAATTCCCATGCAGCTTCAACGCCTAAAACTTTTTGACAGTCTATTTCTACAACTGTTGCACCATTATTGCAAGCAAGTGTAAAATTTACAAGATTATCATACCATTTATTCATTAGTGCTGCATCCTTTTTGCCTTTCATTGCTCCAAACATCAGCGTAAAAAGTCCACTATCCTGTATTACGTGTTTACAATTACTTGATAAATGGCGCAGATGTTTGTAGTCAATATCTTCAATACTACTCCTTGATTTAAGAAGCTCACTAACAAAAGGATATGCGGTGTAAAGAAAATAATTAACACCAAACGTGTGTGTTATCTGATAATGTTTTAAATTTTCTACACCTGCATAATGAACCTTGATATTATCTGGTAAATGTAGCACCTCCATAACCATCCTCCCTTACCGTTACAGAATTTGCATTAAACTTTATCAAAATCCATTCGGCAATACTTTCACATGACATAGTTTTAAATTTGCATGGTTTGCCGAATTGAGAGTTTAATGCTCGTTCTATTTCTTGTTGTTGAGTTATAATTTCAATTTCACGCTCATTGTGTGCTACTTCAAAGGCGCAATCAATAACAAATACGTGGCGATGAATAGATGATAAAAAATTGCATTCTTCTGGAGCACAAGGATAATAATGAAATCCTTCTACCTCATTGTGAGTTAATACGTATCTTTTCATTTTATTTTTACTCCTTCGTATAATTTTGTTATTGTATTCAACTCCTTTTTTATATCTTCAATTTTCTCTGAATAAGTTTGAGGGATTTCAATTTGCAAGATGATGGAATTATTATGTTGTTCATCTTCTTTTGCTTTATTTTCTTCTTTCTCAAACATATCATCCAAATCAATATCTTGCTTATCTTTTAAGAATTCACATTCAAGGCCAAAATCCAACAATTCTTCCAAATTCCAATCATTAGCAAGCAAATCCCAACTATTCTGACCGAAAGCAATATTGTCTTTTTGGATGTATGCCCGCAATTTCTTTGCGCTCGTGCCCGTTGGCAATACTTTAACAGGAGCATCTTTGTAGCCAAGCTCTTTCATGGCCCTGTAACGCATATTGCCAAGAATTACGACAAGTTCTCCGTTATTATCGTATGCAACAATTTCGCGTAATTGAAGCATTTCTGGGTCATCCTCAATGCTTTTTTTAAGTGCTTCATAACGCTCATCCTTGATAAAACGAGGATTCTTTGGTACATCCTTAATTTGTCCAGTGTTAAGGTGCAAATCAGAAATTTTTATTGTTTTCGTCTGCATTTTTATTACTGTTATTAGTTTATTCCCATATCTGTTTACTTTTGACGATAAAACAATGAGGGATTATCAAGTACGCTCAAGTATACACATTCCCTGTTCTTTTGCCTTGATTTCCTCTTTGGCTTATGCGTTTTGTTTGTTATATTGGTCGTAAAACCATTTAATCATATCATCGCCAAAATTATAATCGGCAGGCAATTCGTCAAGCATTTCATTTGCCTTGTCAATAACAGAAGTAAGATTCTCTTTGATTTCTTCGTCTTCTGTCCAGATTTCGACCTCACCATTGAGATATTTTTTTATCGCCTCAATCTCTCCGTTTGATAGTGCAATATTCTTCATATTATTATAATTTGTATTTTCTTGCAATCCTCTTCACTGCTGTGGTATATTTGTCTGAGCGTCCATGCACCGCCTTTGTGACGGTTTCTGCCCAAAACTCATTAACATTGGTCATAGAATATCTACCATATCCTTTCTTCGTTTTATCTCCGCGCCATTTTCGGTACAATTTGGAGATTTCTTTTCCTGCGGCTTGCGCATTCGCTGCGGTTAACGAACTATTCCATGTGGAGTGGGCAAGTTCGTGTGTCGTAACGTGGGCGGTTGGCCTATTTGTTTCCGTCTGCCATCCGCTTTTGTATTGCTTTTGAATGTTTTCTTTAAACTCTCCAGCGCTTTTGTTGTAATATTTCTTGTTGAGATAAACGGCCGCAGATTGCCCACCTACACTTGCCTGAACGCCCATAACGCTTTTATCCATATCAGCAAGTTTAACGTTTCTTTCTCTTACGCCCATAACAGCATGGTATCTTGAAATCGCCTGCTTCGTTTCCTTGTACAATTGCTTGTCTTTCATGTGAACCAAAGATTGTACATTGGTAATCGAACCACGATAACCGCTATCGCCTTCGCCCAAATCGCCTGGGCCAGCACCAGTGTTGTTTCCTCCGCTATTCCTTCCCATATCTATATCTTTTTAGAATTAATAAAATCCGTCACATACAACAAATGATGTTCTTTGCAAAAATCTTTGATGGCTTGTCCTCCTCCGTAAACTATCAAATTCGGACATTCCAAGCCGCTTATCTCCTGCGCCACCTGTAAATCAGACTTCAAACTTTCCATCCAGCCATCAAGACCACGTGTAAAGAAAGCGTTGTAGCCTTTTGGAATACCCATCTTGTTGTATTCTATAAATTTATGCGACACATTTAAATCAGCATAGACCTTTATACCGCATTCTTGTAAGTATCTCGCCAGCCATCTTTTCTTATAGATTAGTTGTATTCCCCACGCGATAGGTGTTTGGTCGTGACAACTGCAATTTGGCTCTACGACAGCCCTACATCCGCTTGTAAGCAATTTTATTGGGTCTTTGAATAATGCTTCAAATCTATAATCGTCAACATAGAAGTGATATGTGACAACATCCTTTCTCAGTCTGCTGTTTGCACCCCAAGGCGATAATGGCAATTCCAATTTTCCTGCTTGCATTTCCTTCAGCAAATTTGGTATTTCAAAGTCATTATCACTTTCGTAGAGTACATCTTTAAACATTGAACGATAGAAGTTTTCTTTTTCTTCTTCGCTATTGTTTTCAACATCACTGCCTTCGGCCTCATTCCCTTGGTTTGAAATATCCTCCACTTCTTTTAATTGACTGACTTTCTCCTTTGGAAATTCAATCCCAATGAAATCGAAATCTACATCTTTGAAGGCATCATCTATCTTCAAGGCATCAAAATCCCACTCGCCATTTTCCTTGTTGTCTCGCAATATTAATTCGTTCTCTTCATCCTTACTTAAATCACGATATAAGATAGTAGGAAGTTCATTGATTTTCAATTTTCGCGCAGCCTTCAATCGCTGATTGCCACACAAAACAATCAATCGGCCATCTCTCTCAGTAAGAGCCAATGGTCTATGTTCCCAGAAACCATTTATGGTAATGGAATCAACCAACCTCTCCATCTCTTCCTTCTTAATTTTTCGCGGATTATTAGGAAGCGGATGTAAGTCAGCCACCTTTCTATATGTGATTTCTTTTTCTGCTTTCATTTACATGGATGTTAAAATGGAAGTTCACCGCCCATCTTTTTGTTTTGCTTTTCGATAAAGTCTTTTGTCTTTTGATTCGCCCTCTTCATACGTTGCCCCTTTCCTTGGCAGGCGTATTACCCTTTATCTTCGTTTTATCCTTTTTCTTTTCGCTACCACTTGCCATAAGCCTATTTGCTAATTACGTCCCACAATTTATTTCCTCTGATTGGTTTTCTTATCGTTGAGTATTCATCAATAATCTTGCCGTAAAAGTCATCGTAAAAATCATAAAGCTGTTCATTTTCTTCAATTGTAATTTGCTCTACATTTGCTGATGAACGCAGATTTGCACTTCCATGAATTACGATTTTTCTTCCGTCTTCTGCCAGAATCTGACAAGTCTTTGTATGAATGCCAGCAACAGCAAGCTGGAATTTATTATCAATATCAAGATTGCTATAAATGTAAGGAATCAAAACACGTATTTCATTTGAGTAGAAATACGCACTAACAATCAAAGATAAGTCTTCAATCCATCCATATTCCAGAAGATTCTTAAAACTGTCAATATTATTTTGACTTAATGACAAGGTGGAAACAACCATTTTCTTGGCTATTATTTCCTTGTTTGTTAGGAACGCTTCAATAAAATCTCCAAAAATGAAATTTCCGCTAATAAAAGCATCATAGCGAAAGCCCTTGCTAACATCAATTTCCTTTGCCAGTTTTTCAGCATTGCTATAGAGAATTTGGCTTTCTTTTATCGGTTTAAGCGTTGGCCTGACATATCGCGTTTCGATTTGGTCGCCTCCGTCAAAATCCACTTCAAACAAGCTGGAATCTATGTCGCCAATATCAAAACCAACATCGCCGAAATTTAAATCGCCTTTTATGTCAAAATCCTCGTTCATACCTCATTTATTTTAATTTTCATGATATACAGCATAAGTTTTCGTTTGATGATGTATTCGTGATTTTTTCGCGTAATCTCACTCTTCACATCTTCAACAATTAACTTGCCGTTTTTCCTATAACAGAAGTCTGCCCTATAAGAACATTCACGCTCAACAACCCTTCCATACACATCTCTTTGCGAGGGAATAAGAGTAAATTTCTTTTGTCTTGTCAATTCACTTATTAAACCTTTCTTTTGAGCCGCAGAGAGATAAAGAAAGCGTTCGTACTCTTTTTTCGAGTCAAAAGTACCATACGCATTCTTTATCTTTTTGTTCCTGTATTTGTTAGTCGTCAGCGTCATTTATTAAATATCTAATTAATACGCAAATATAATAATTAGATACAATATATCAAAGTTATTGGCAGTCTTTTTGTAAACCAGTTTCAATAAACATTTCGATATTCTCCAGTCGCTTCATCTCCTTCTTAACCTCGTCAATATTCTTTTTCAAAAATTGCTTGATTAATCGAGAGGTAGTCTTTAAAATTTCCTCTTTGTGGCAGTCAATCGCCTTGACCATAAACTCTTCCACCAGCGAATCATCTTTAAACCTCAACCATTCTTCCTTGATTGGTTCTCCTTGCTCGTTGACCTTATTCAATACAAGGTAAGATTTCAGTTGAATGGTGAAAGGGTGCATACAATTGGCATTGACTTCCGTATTGTTGAATCCGTAGTAATGGGATTTATATGCGATAGAACGATATATTTTGCTATTCTTGTCAACAGCTTCATCTAACATTCTCGCGGCTCTGTAGAGATTCTTGTAGTCTGTTATATCCATGATTGTTATGGTTTGATTTTTACTCTTATTCCTGATGCGTGTCTTATCGTCCAAATATCAAGCAGCGCTTGCAGTTCATGCACGGATTCGATTTCGTACATAAACATCGCATCGTGCATTCTTTTTGAACTATCTGGGAACAATATCGGTCAGAACGCGTTATGAGATACCGCAGAAGGTCTAAGTCCGATGGTAATAGGCTCAAAATTTACAAAGAGCACACTTACTCCATTCACGGGTGACTTCTGCCATCCGTTTGCTTCCAGTAATTCTACTGATAGCGGAAACGGCGACATATCTTCGTATGAAGAAATAGCCATCTGCCTGCCTCCATCTTCATACACCTCTCTATGACGAATCGTACCGTTGATGTTGTCAATAACTTCAACGATAGAGTATTTATAGCCTTCGTACTTATTTTCTTTGGCGATAATATCACCAATTCTTAATTCTCTAATGTTTATCATTTCATTTCTCCTCATCTTTAACTTCTTTACCGACAAGATGTTCATTTCCATCAAACGGTATGCAATATTCGTAATATCCTCCAAGGGTTCTATAGTGAAAGCTGCCAAATTGCTCATAATGAGAAAACAAGTCTATCTTCCAGCTTTGTTTTCTATTACGAACAAGAACTTTATCGTAAGTCTTAAAGTCAGGAACTTTTTTTTCGACCCTCGTTATTCTTCCGCAGTCAACAGCAAAGGAGTGCGATTCCTTCATCAAGTCAAAGAACCATTTACGCTGTTCTTCATCGGCTTTATGAAAGTCTTTCGTTTTAACAGTCAAATGTTTGGGTCTAATCTCGTTTCCGCCAAACTCGTTTGGCTTGTCGAAGTAGTCAATTATGCTCATCTCCGTCAAATTGCCATTTGCCCAGCAATCAAAGACAAACATAGCTCCGTCCTTTTGATTGATAACGACATCACCATATTTGAAAAACTTATTCCAGTCACGCATTTCTGATGAAGGAAACATAATACATTCACCGCCCTGCGCTTCCTTTATTTTTCCGTATTTATCAAGCACGACATCGCGTTCTAAAGTTCCTCTTATAATTGTGTTCACGTTTTCGAGGATAATTCCATTACCATCGCGCGTGAATCCTTTAAAGTACGCATTGCCATACATAGTTGTGTATAGTATTATTTCATTTTCCTTGTAGTCGCGAAGAATCTCAGCGACATTAACAGGTTCTTTTTCTGTTTCCTTCAATTCAGGCAGTGTGCAGCACTGCTCTGTGTATTTATTAGTTGCCATAGTTGTTTTATTTTATTGTTGATATACTTTTTTGTTTGAACTTCACAGGCTCATTTTCGTGTCGGCAGAAAATGAGGTTTCATGCTGCAAGGGGCTAAATGCGGCAACGGCCCTTGTTATTATGTTGTCGAACTTGTCTTTGCTGTAAAAGTAACCAGCACATGAACTGGCGACCCAAGTGTTACAAAGGTCGGACTCGGAACTACTCCAGGCACAATAGGATTTACGTAAAAGGTTTGCACCAAGCATTTTTAGTACCTTGTTCAATTCATCACGATAAGAAACGATTGTACCCAGCTCATACAGGCTTGGAAGATACCACTGAATACTGCCTTTTTTGTACTGCCAGCAACGCATAGCAGCAGTCATCTCTTCCCCGTCTTCCTCGTTCTGCTTAACGATATTGCGAGTGAGTTCCAGACCGCTCAATGTCTGCAAAGCTTCTGCTTCGCTACACGTCTTATTAAATACTTTGCAGTTTTCCTCGCTGCACCATATTTCGTTCCACTGGTCAAGAGAAATAATCACACCTATCACCTCCGTTTGAAGGATGACGCCGATTACATCGCCTCTGTCAATACGGCCATTCTGATAGTCTTCAACTGAGGCGATGCCTTGATTTGTCTTTAGCGATATTAAATGTTTCATAGTTTCTCAAATTCCTTTCTATAATCATCTAAATTCTTTCTTATGCACTTCTCCACTAAATCTTCTATCTCGCTACGTTGGGCCTCCGATAGAAAGATGGTAACGCCAAAGACATCCGTTGTGCGCACACTATTAAGCCGAATTTCAAATCTATAGCAGCCTTCTTCTATCTTCTCTATTACCTTGGCAATAGATTTCATTTCCTCGGCTATCTTGTTAATCATTTTAAGTCTTTCTTCTGTCATGGTTCAATCGATTAAATTATTCATTTTCCTGTACCACGCAACGCCATTTTCATCGACGCATCGCTTATATTTTACTTTTGGATTGTATGTCCTAATAAGCGTATTTAGTTGTATATCCGTCACGTCCTTCAAGTCGCTGTCACGATATTCTATCGCGTCAGACTGACGACAACCAAAGTTGCGCAGCGGCTTGAAAGTTGTATATCCGTCAGGAGATATAATCTCCGCATATACAACATAATCGCCATTTTCCTTAATTATCCTCGCTTCCATCTTTTGTGATTTTATATCCTCGCAATTCCAACTCTTCAATAAGGTCTTCATCGCTAAGATGTTCAACAATCTCTCCATCATCGAGAAGGTTTACAACCTCTTCCACGCCAATCTTTTCGATAAAATCTCCCTGCTTAAGCGTGCTAACACATTTGTAACATTCATATATGAAATCTACCTCTTGATAATCAGGTAGACAATCCATTATGTCCATTGCATCCATGTCGCAATATATTCTATAATCACCAATCATAGCTTTACCATTTTTCTTCCAATAATTTTACCAATCCTTTTCCATCGCGGAATCTGTCAGTCACAGCGTTTACACACCTGCACACATATTCATCCTTGTTGAGATTAACGTCCTTGCTTCCGCGAATGAATATCCGCTTTTTTATCAATTCTTCAAGCGAACAAAGGAGAGGTATAAGCGTCTCAGTATTGTAGGCATAAATACCTTTGATATACGAGTAATCTCTGTATTTCTCCATATCTCCTTTGCGGCAGGCATCTGCCAATTCTGCAACAATTCTCGTGCATTCCAACTGAGCATACAAAGCAGGGTCTGTCAAACATGGCTTACAAGCCTGCATCATGCAGTAACGCAGCGCATCATATTTCTCTTTCATGTGCTCGCTGAAGGTGTCAACGAAGTGGTCATAGCCTTCAATATACCTTTCTTTCTGAATGACATTATACATCCAAGCATTCAGCCTCGCCACCTCGTCAACAATTCTTCTGCACGTCCGCTTGACTTCATGTCGATATATGTCCTTGCGCTTGGCAAGCGTGTCTACAGCATCACGTGCAAGCTTCATCGCATATTCAACACGCATGAAGTGAAGGTAACATAATGCAGTGCAAATGCCGTATTCACGCCGCCTCTTATCGTTCATCTTCTTCCACATGGCAGCTTCATGCTCCTGCTGAGCTTCCGCGTAGGTAACGAGTAGATTAATATTCTTGTGAGGCACTGGCATCAATGGTTCGTGCCTCATGATGCCCGTATTTGGCCTCCATCTTACATCTGGCTTCCAATCATTCATGGCAAATCCTCCGCATAAATCCATCTAACAATGTCCGCCTTGATGTCTATATCAGTAAACAAGCATACGTCCCGACCCATGACATCACGATAAACGGCCGCATAGGTTGGTGCAATCTTCTGTCCACTCGGCAGCACGCGCTTGGCGTAGATAATTATCTCACTATTGAATGCAGGTTGTTCGTCTGCTCCATGCCAAAGGTTCTTGGAATATTCTTCCAGCGCTCGCCTCGCTCCAAAAGCAAACACTTCTTGTTCTATCTTACTCTTATAGCGCTGCTTCGCCTCTTTGTTTATGGCACGCATTGTTTTTATTGTAAGCTTCATAAACTATACCTCCTTATTATTTTGTCAATTCCATATCTTTCTTTCTCGTCTTCGCGGATAACTCCAGCCCTGTACGCATACATTGCGCTTCGAGGAAATCTTGGAAAACCACTTGGCGACAGCCACATCTTACGAAAATAGATGTGTGTTATTTCTTCTCTTGTCATTACAATTATAATTTTCGTTGGTTTATCGATTGTCTCCGTTACCACCAAGCATACCTCTTTCTTTGCGACTTGATAGTTTTTTAATATTCGTTTCAGCAACTTCTTCCAAGGAATAACCAAGGTCGTTTGCAAGTGTTGCGCAATACCATAATACATCGCCAATCTCTTTCATTATTTCCTCCCTCGTAGAGGGGTCTTTAAAAAACTCTCCGTTTTTGTCGCGAAGGACCTTCTTCACTTTGTCTGCTACCTCTCCAGCTTCACCAGTTAAACCGATGGTAGGATAGATAATTGAATTTGGGTAAATAGCTGTTTCCAGCGCTCTTTCTTGATATTCGTTGATAGTCATTTTTTATGTTTTAAAATATTATACTTCATCCAATTTTCTCTAACTTTTTCTGTCAGCTTAGCAAGATTTTCAGTAGTCCACTCTTGCTTGATTAGTGGTGTGTTACGATGGCAAAGCCATAGCTCACCATCAAATTCCATCACTTGAATTTCATTATTTGACCTCTCTTGCAATTCTTTCTTGTATTTCATTTCTGTATTACCAAAAAAGAAATCATGAACGCGCAAGAGAAAAGTGTAAAGATTCACGTTTCCCATATTTTATTTGATTGATTCGCAGGATAATACTGTGATAAAATTCTTTGATTGATATTCGTGAATAAGATGAATATATTTCTTTGGCAAAAAACTCACGCCTATGCCATTAACGTTTAATCCAGATGCAATGCCAAGTTTTTCTCTTAGCTCATCGCTATCTTTTAATACTTTCAATGTCGTTTTGAAATCTTTGCTTTCTTCATATTGATTTCTCGTTATTTTTGAAACCTCATCTTTTATATTTGAAGCCTTACGTCTTTCAAGCCTCGCTAAAGCCTGCTCCCTTTGCGGCAAAAATTCAGAATGAAAAGCAACGCCAATCCTTCTTGAATTGAAAGTGGAATAAGAATTGTCGTACATTCCAGCCGCATATCTTGAAAAGAACAACATTAACTCTGTCAATTTGTATGGCGCGGCAACGACAGAAAAATTACTTGCAAACAATGAAATTGGTGTCCTCATGTTCTCTTTGCTTGAGGACATCAGGTACATCGCTGTTACTTGTTCATCTATCCACATCCTTGCAACGCCTTTCATTTGATAGAGTTCATCTAACGCGCCAATGGAAGGACATTCGCGTGTGTACGCTTCGTCACCTATTTGCGGTAGATACGACCAATTGGCAGGAGAATAATTACTCAACAAATTAGATAGGCATCTGTTCTTCCGAATCCATTGGTTTGAGATTTTGAATACTTTCATTTCGATAGGCTTCAACGGCTTTATAATTAGCTGCTGACTTATCAGTTCCGCTGTTGTATTTACTAAATCCATTTCTACTTCTTTTTTCCCATGTTTGCAATCGTCTCGTTAAATCCCATGTCCGCTCCTGCTCAAATCTCATTTTTGAATGTGACTTGTTCGGCTCGCTCCAGTAATCGAAAAATTCTCTTATCATTTCACGGCCATAAGTTTTGACGAATGGAACTAACATGTTATAAAACTCCCTCTCTCTTGACTTCATCTCTTGCTCTTTGCCAACCCTCGTAATTTTAACATTTGGAGATGAATCAATAACATTAGGAGATGAATCAAGCTCTTTTTCTGGCACAATAATATTTTTCTCAGACACCCATCTTTTATTTGCAGCCTCCTTTCTTTTATCTTTTATTTTCTGTCTTTTTTTTATTTGTTCAATTACTTCATCCGACCAAAACGATTCTGAATCATATTGAAATAAAGAAAAGGACTTTATAATACTCACTACAAAGTCTTTTCTTACGCATAGAACTTTTGAGATAGGTTCAATTTCTTCAAAAAGCATTTTGCCGCCGCTTTCGTACAATTCCTCCAGAATATACCAATACACGCCATAGGCCGCAGCACCTTTTCTTTCAATTAATTTTCTGAAAACATATTCGCTTCGGTTTGAAACTTTGTGATTGATATACTCTGACATTATAAATATAATTTATTTCGTTCTACTTGTATTTCAGCTAATTGCAACAAATGATGTTCCTCTGCTGAAGGAATGTAGATACCTGCCGTTTCTGCTGACCAGTTTCTAAACCGCTCAATCGCAATTGACATTTCTTCTGTTGTCAATTCACTTGATGACCGAATCCTTCTTGTCTTGCCAATGAAAACATCTTCTGCATCAATCACAAAGATTTCCTTATTACATAAGAGCTTGAAGTAATTCTGTTTTACGTAGTCTGCTGAAAGACCTATCGAACAAGCAAAATAGGACAATATGACATGGAGATACCTGTTTTGCTTTAGTGTTCTTTTTGGCTTGCAAACACTAAACTCTACAACATTGTTTGTGTTTTCAAGTTCCTTTTTTACTCGCAAAAGTAGATTTTGTTTATCAAGCGGATTTTTCAGGTCGTATTTCATAATTTATCAGAAAGGCAAATCATCGCTACCGACATATAAATTATTACCGTTTACATATTCTGGCGATAATACTTTCTTTGTTTCTTCGCTCTGGTTTTGTGGTTGTGCAAAATCAGATTGAGGATTGCTTGTTTTTGCGACATTAAGCAATTGCAAATCAAAAACGTTTAGTTGCAGGGAAAATTTTGGTATTCCTTCTTTTGAAACATAAGCATTACCGTCAACGCTGCCTTCAAGTAACACATACGTTCCTTTTTTTAGATATGGAAGTAACTTGCTGTTATCGCCGCCTTTTATGCAGGAGATGAATTTTGTTATTTCCTTATCCTTCAACTTTCTATTCACTGCCACAGAAAAGACAGTAAAAGAACCACTCTGTGAAGTTTTTTGTTCAGCGTCATTTGTCAAATGTGCAAGACATTGATACCTTTCGTTTCCTATCATTTTATTTCACTTTTATTAAAATACTACTTGAAGTTTTTGTTTTCGTGATGTATTGCTCATACATCTGCGGATAATCATTTTTGAATGCCTTTGAATCAAAACATAATCGCTCAGTTTCTGGCTTTCTTGTTATGGAAATTCTCTGTCCGTCATATTTCTTTATATCATGTTGCATCATAATAGCCAAGATTCCTTCTTTGAGCTTATCGTATTGCGCCTTATAAAATTCCATCGCTTCTTTATATTCAATTAGCGCTGCCTCTGCGCGATTGATGTCTGGCATCATTTCTTCGTCAACGGTGGTGACTGGCAACGCTTCTTCTGTGTAAAGCAACTTCTTGACATCTTCGATTGATTTCCGCTCCACTTCCACAACCTTGTATTTATCTTCCCTAAACCAAAGAGCATAGAGTTTTTTGACTTCTATGTTTGGATTTACAAGATTGAAGAAATAGGCATAAATAGACAATTGCCAACTTACATATTCCTCATTAAGATGGTAAGTTGTCTTCACGTCACCGAGGATAACGCCATCATCTTCTACATAAACCTTATCTATTGCTGAAGCATATTTTTCGCCGTCAGTGATAAGATATTCGCTTTGCAGATGGTTGGCAAGGAAAGGAAATTCCGTCTGTGCCTTCATGTAGTTCTGAAGCTCTTGGCATTCGTCCGTTATCAATCCTACTTCATCATACAATTCAAGTATATTGTGAATCCTCGTGCCTCTTGTCGCGGCACGTTGTAACACATCTTCTGGAACATCTTTATACTCATCGGGGAAGGCTCGTTCTTTGAGCCTTCCCGTGATTCCGTGCAGTACTTCTCCATCCTTGGTGCAATAGGTGTGGCTCTCTGCATCAAACAGGATTCCGCTGTCATTCAGTTTAATCGAATTCATCGTCTTCATCATCTTCATCTTTATAGTCTTTATTGGCTACATGTTGTGCATATACAACAACGGTGAGCATCGCCACCATAACCAGCATGGCGATAATACAAAATGCAATTCTTATCATTTCGGATATTTTTTATTGAGTTTTATCTTCTTCATTGCCTTCATATTTATTGGCTACATATTGTGCATATTCGAGAAAAACTATAAACGCTAACGCAAAGGCCAGCAAAAAGAGAGAACAACAAATAACTTTTATCATTTCGGGTATTTTTTTGAAGCTTCTTGAACGGCCTCGCTAAATCGCGGATTGGATTGCAAATCCTTGTTCTCGTTCCATATTGTTGTGAGCGTTTTTCTGCTTCTCGCGTGACTTATATCTTGCAGGAGCAACATCAAACGCTCTTCATCGACCTGCGGCGCTTGCTGTTTCACTTGCTTTGGCGCTTGCTTTGGCTTGGCCTGGCTCACCGTTGCTGTTGTACTCTGTTGTGCAGCTTGTACCTGTTGCGCGTATTCAGTCGTATCTGCATCTTTAGTGTCGTCAATAGCAAAGAGATTACCAAGCGCATATTTCTTTGCATAGCTCATTGCAGCACCTGTTATCTGCGAACCATCCATGCCTTTTTTCATTTCTTCCTCGCGTGCCATTCCGCTTGCACTCTCGCTTGTTTTCCCATCCGATATGGTCACGGTGCATTCTACATAGATGCGATTTAGATGTTCGCTGATTTTCGATTCCGTTACCAACGTCAAACCCATCTCGCGAAGGAAAGGTTTTGTCGCGGCCAATATGCTTTCTGCGCTTCTATAACGATAGTTACCAAACTTGTTATACAAGTCCTTCGGCGCTTCTAACTTTGTCTGAATCAGATTCAGTTTTTCGTGTAATGTCATTTTATTTTCCATTGTGTTTGAATTTAAAAAGCAAAGCCGTCCGTACTTGCAGGTACGAACGGCCACCTTAGTATGAATTATGAATTATGAGTATGAAAAGCGGAAGAACTAATTATCCCAATCCGTTGCGACCGCCCCTGTTAACTATAGTCTCCTACCATTAACAAGTTGAATATTTGATAGAAACATCTTTCTTATATATAGCAAAAACGTAGTTGTCAAAGATTTCCATTAATGAGCGAATCTATCTCTGGTATTTTATGCTTGTCACTCCAATGCGAAATCAAAACAAAGGTGACATAGATAAGCAAGCATGCAGCTGCTTTTGTCAGCACCAAAAAGGCAATAAACCTTAGAGTGCTCCAGCTATCACTTGGCATAGCGATAAACAATATTGCCGCCATAAAACTAACGGCAAAGAGAACGTAATATCTGTAATTTGTAAATGCTTTCATGATTGTAGTTTTTTATTCTGCGTCACTATTTCCTAATCTACTTGAACCATACAACCATCGTCTTACTGGTCTGAGAACCATTATAGCGGGATGGGTATCACAGCTTACATCACTTTCAAATACAAAGATTATTTCGCCAAACATGCCGTTTTCTTGCTTTAAACGAATATCTCTGCACCGCTTATTCGATGCGTTGATTTCATCAAGTCGTTGGTTGAGGTCGGCAATTAAAACATCTGGCGTATATTCTTCGCCGAACTCTACAAGACAATTCTTGTAGCTTTTAAGGTACTCGGCAAGTACCTTTTCTTTCATGTTCCTTCTATTACAAGAGACTGAAACAACAAAATAGTATTCCTTCTTCATAATATGTTTTTATTGGTTGGTGCAGGTGAGAGGAATCGAACCTCTTATCTCACATATTCTATTTAATCATACAACCATGGAACTCAAACATGAGACCCAGTCTCAATCACCTGCGTGCGCTCGCTACGTAACGGAAATCTTCTCATTCTCCTTTTCAAGATTGCACTCTATCATTTGCGATGCAACACTTTGCACCTCGTGAAAAGAACCGCAGCGAGCTTATATCAATAAAGGAAATCGTACATCAGCGATTGTTCATGCTCCTCGTACAATTTCGCTTCTCTGTCAAGTTTTTCATACGCCTCTCGTTTGAGAGTTGCGTATAGCTCTGAATATTCGTTGAGGATAATGATTTTCAATTTCACGTCCTCCACGCCTTCTTCTATGTTGTAGACGGAACAATCGCTACATTGCCAATCTTCATCAACGATTAATTCGACTTCGTAATTCTTCTTGCATATCTCCATGTAGAAGTTGGCAGTGAGATAGCCGCGTGTGCGGCAGATACATTGTTCTTCCGCATCCTGCATCAGCAATTCTCTTATCTCAGCAATTCTCTTAATCTTATTCATACAACAAGGTTTTAATTAGCTCAGATAGGTGGACTCGAACCACCTGTGCCGCCAAGTCCAAACGCAAACGAAAGGTGAATGCGCCAGCTATCGGCATATCTGAGGAGTATATGAAGTTGATTATGTAGTTACATGATAGTTACATGGTAGTTACATAACTTCTCGTGGCAGCTCACGCGGTATGGATGATGCCGAACCTCATCCGTTTACAACCTTACGACATAGATAGTTACTATCACGTGATACCACTTATTCAGGGATTTGGGCCTTGCTACTTATAATTTCACTTCCGTACCCCTTTACCAATATGTCAAAGAACACTTTTCGCTTTGTGAGCTGTGGCGGAATCGAACCGCCAACACCAAGCATAACACCAGAACACAAACCTTTTGGTGTAACCATTCAGCTCTTTGCTCATCCGATAATAATTGCGTTAAGAATTAGTTATGACATTTACGCAATATCAAAACCGAAGACGATTTATTTGGAAAATGCGAGAACGGACTATTTCGGTTTTGCTATCGAATGAGCTATTTTTCAATATTGTGTCATCCAGAACTTCTTTAAATCCTTGCCAAGAAAAAACTTCCGTCCGTTTATCTTGCTGAATCTCGGCTTTAAAAGGCAGCTATTAACCCATCTTCTAATAGTGTCTCTGTGAACTCCAAGAACCTCAGACGCTTGGCACACCGTGTATTTTGAATCATCTGCTATTTGTGGCATTACTACCCTCATTGCTTGCTCCTTTCTCTTTTTCTCGTTTCACCTTATAAACCGTTGCTATCGTTACATTAAATGCGTTAGCAGTCATCACAATTGCATCATACGCCTTTGTTCCAAGATTTAATTCTCTTATATAATAGGCATATATCTTATTATACCTCTCGATTGTCGCCTTCCTCCGTATCTCCGATGGTATTTGAATTAAACTTTTTCTTACCATTTTTATATATAATATTTTGCTATTCTATTTTTTCTTTTTAATTTTGCACAACCATTAGGCAGATAAGTTATCTTCCCTCTTGGTTACATGTGCAAAGATACATATAATAATTATATATGCCAAATAATTAGATACAAATATCTAACGAATAAATATTTTTTAACATTATGAAAGATAGACTACTTAAATTCATTAATTACAAAGGAGTTTCACAAAGACAATTCCTTCTTAAAGCAGGCTTGTCAACCAGCTATTTATCTGTTGTCAAAGATGATTTCGGTGTTTCTGCGTTGTTCAATATTTCACAAAACTTTCCCGAGTTAAATATCGAATGGCTTAAAACTGGAAAAGGGGAAATGCTTAATAAGGGATTTGAAAACAACGACAATAACTTTGATAAGCTGTCTAATTTCTTCTTCGCTAACGGCGAGCAAAAGCCAATCATTACAGAGAGTATTGCTAAGATTCCTAATATTGATGTGCTGGAGCTTGTGAAAAGCGGAAAAGTTCAGAATCTGGAATACATGGGCGCGTTTAATCAATTTCCACCTTTTGATTTCTATTTTAGAAATGATAGGGTATCAATGGAACCTCAATTTATGCGTGGGGATTTAATTGCGTTGTCAGCACTGCAAGAGAATGCGGTTATTGAAAGCGGCGCTCCTTATATAATAGACACAAAGAGTATTGGATTTATTTTCAGAAACGTTTATGAGCGCGGCGATAAGTATGAATGCAAGGTTTCAAATCAAGAAAGTCAGTTGGAGGATATAAATATAGAAAAAAGCGATGTGATTAAAATATATCGTGTTGTTGGCTTAGTAAGAACAAATTTTTAAATTAAACAATTATGATTTCACAAAAAGCACTATCTGAATTTATTGACGTTTCCTTCAGCTATCGCAATCTTGACATCATGTCCAAAGCTGTTATTGCAATAGGCATAATTTCATTTATTGTTGGAATTATTGTTGCTATAATAGGAATAAATAACATTGGAACTTATTACAAGGATTTTTTAGGGCAACAGCAAGTTGCGGCTGGAATAATGAGCGCTGTTTCTGGCTTTTTATTTTGCCTTTTCGGTTTTATCGGATTGGCGATAAATGACATAAGAAAGCATATTGCGACAGACTTCAATCTTAAATACGATGACCCAGAAGAACATGTAGGATAAAACAAAAAAATCCACTGGCAAAATTAATTGTCAGTGGATTTTTTTATATAGTCTATAACTTTCTTGATTGCTTGGTCAACCTTCTTTTCATTTCTCCTTATATATATATCTGCGATTTGGTATTGTGGCTTATGGCCAAGAGCGGCATCAATAACAGCATCTGGAATGTCAATATCTGCGGCGATAGTCGCCCATGTGTGTCTTGCCCAATATGTTGTAAGATGTGGAAACAAGGGCTTGAATATTTTTTCTTTCTTCACTCGTCCATATCTGTTTCTCACATTAATAATGTCTGTCTTTCCTATTTTCTGTAAGTTCTTGTTTATCGTTCTAACGAAAGACCTTTTATCCTCATGTGTCTCTCCGAAGTTAAGCAGTTTCTTTTCTCCGCGATATTTTCGTATGAGCTTCATTGCTTCGTTTGGAATTTTAAGACTGCAAAGAACTCCTGTCTTGCTTCTTCGATATGTTATTCTCTGTTCTTCGTTGGGATGCGGCAAATCAAGCAAATCAACCATGTTTATTCCTGCGCAATAAAATGAGATTAGGAAGATGTCAAGATATTTTTGCTGATAATCTTCGCATTTAAAATTCATCAGTGATAATAATTCCTTGATTGTCAAAGAGCGTTTTTCAGTCTGTTCAGATTTTATTCTGAATTTCCTGAATGGGTAATATTCTTGTGCTACATAATCTTCGCGAATTGCCTCATTGAATAAGGCGCGAAGATTGCGCAAATGAATGGAGCGCGTATTTACTGAGTTTCCTTTTGCCTGCATCCAAGCATCGAAATCAACTAACCATTTGTAATCAATCTCCTCAAATGATAGATTGTCAATATCGCAATAATTGCCAATCTTTATTATTGTGCCTTCGTAAACCTCTTTTGTTCTATCTTTTGTCTTCCTTGAAATGAATATCTTGAAATATTCTTTGATATAATGTGGCCGTTCTTCTTCTGTTTCTTCGCGAGGATTTATTTGTTCACGTATATCTTTGGCCGTCATCTTGTCAAGATTCTTTGATGAACTTAATAAGATGATTTGCATCCTAAGATATTCCAATTTCGATTTTAAAACTTGATTCAATCTTTTTGCCAGAGGAGTGTTTATAACCTCTCCGTTCAGCCATTCCTCCTTTCTTAAATATACAGATGTCGGAATCATGGAGGATGTATTATTGTGCCGAATTACAATTTTTACACAATATTTTCCAGATTTATTTTTGGCCCTTGCATCGAGGTACAGATTAATTTTTGCCATTTGCACTGATTTTGCACGGTTCTACATTTTGATGGATTGCACGTGTTTTGCACGGATTTTCGGCAAATTTCGGCATAATACGGCATAATACGGCATAAATTAAGCGCTTTAACATTTGAATATAGAGACAAAAATAACCGCTGACAATTAGTAAATATCTAATTATCAGCGGTTTAATTATTGTCGGGGTAGCGGGATTCGAACCCACGACCCCCTGCTCCCAAAGCATTAGTCTTACTCTTGTAAGTGTATGATATTTAATCGTTTATCTGTTTAGGTAAAATCACTTGCACGGATTTTGCACGGTTAGGCGTTATTTGACATTGATTGTACATATCTGTACACCTTGTTGCAAGGCGCATCCTCATCGTCAAAGAAGAATGAAAACGCTGCTAAGATAATCATTTCATCCGACATAATCTTGTTGAAATCTGCATAAGCGTAATTAAAAGCGACATATTTATCCCAATCCGTAACACAATCTTTAAATTTCAGTTTTTCTGTTGCTTTTAAGATTTCATTCACTGACCAGTGTGCGCCTTTGTGCTCTGCTCCACTTTTGTCTGTGTAGAATATTCTTTTAATTGCTTCGGCTGCACTTTCTCCATTGAAATGAGAATCTGATTTGTTCGAGATAGCAATATATAATTTCATGGCGTTTTGCTTTTAAACTCAGAGAAATTTAGTGGTAGGAAAGAAATTCCCTACCACCTTTGTTTTACGGCGTTGTTGTCGTTTTCAGAGCTGCGATAAGCTCCGCATTCTGCCTCTGCTGTGAGAGTTCCAGACGTGCATCATTGTAGCGCTGCTGCAAATCTGAGTTCCAATGACTGTTAAGTGTGTCGATTATTCGCTGCGTATTGTCCTGCCCAGCGCGAATAATATCGCATTTGTCCTGCGCATTTTGAAAGCCAAGAGCACTAAAGCCGCGTTCGATTGACGAGTTAACGAAATTCAAACTTTTGTTCAAGGATTCTGTCTGGCCTTGGATTGCCAATTGGTTTTCATAACCCATCTTCATAATGCCCTGCTGTGTGTTGCAGCAACAATTCTGAATTGCACTTATAATGCTGGCATCACCACGCTCAGCCGCATTGATAACACGTTCAGCGCTGAAACCTACTTGCCCAGCAACATTTTCTACTGCTGAACGTATTGCACAAACGGCCTGCTGCAATTGATTAAAGTCGCAATTAAGATTCGCGCCAAGCGTTTTGAGGGCATCATCGTTACCCTTGACTGCCGACATCAGCAAATCTGCATTGTGGTTGTCGGCCATCTGTGAGCGTAGAGAGGCAATTTGATTTTGGATTTCTGCATCCTGCACGGCATTCCCTCTGTTACCAAAGCCTCCGAATCCTGCACCGCCAAACAATGCAAGAAACATCATATAGGCAAATGGATTATTCATCCACTGATTACCCATGCCTCCGTTCATCATCGCTGCCATTGCCATTGGGTCGGACTGCTTGTTTGCCATCGCTGCATAAGCCAAGGCGTCATTGTTGCCACGGTCGCAACAAATCACTTTTTCAATTCCTTCCATAATAAATTTGTTTTTTAAGTTATGAAGCAGGACTTTCCTGCTTTCTAAAACAAATTTCGGCTGTTGCGATTTGTTTCGGTTTTGTTGAAATTGTAATCTGTTTGTTATGTGAAAAGCTAACAGCATGAAGCAAAAAAAGGCTCGCCACAATAGCTGTGACGAGCTTTTTCGATTATAATTCGGTTATAATCACGAAGTATTAAGACAGATTTAATTTGCTGGTAATTTGCCGAAACGCGCCATATCGTATTGATTGGCTTTCAAAATCAGCACCTTACGAATGGATTTAATTTGCTAAAATTATAACCTAAGATGTTCTTCAAGATATTCACCGACCTTCATTTTTTCTTCTTCGGCCTTCTCTTTTAGTTTAGTAAGGAATGCAGGCGTTACATTTGCCCACATTGTGACTTTGTTTGTTCTTGGGCGGCCGCTATTCTCGCGGCGGCCGCCCCAATTTGAATGATTATTTGTCATTATTCTTAATATTAATTGAATATCTGTCGTTATTTCTACATGATGATTTTATTTTTCCTTTATGTATTTTTTTGCGGCCTCTAACACGCAAATAGATGTCGCAATTGTCTGTCTTTGGCCAAGTGGCCTGTCCTTCATTAAGGACATATTGGCTCTTATAATCACATCAATGCAATCAACGCAATCTTCTCGGCTGAGCCTTGTGACATCAACATTTTTTTGAATGATGGTTGAATAATACTCCATTCCTTTTTTGAGCAGACTTCTAATAGCTGTTTCAGTTGGATTCTCGCCCATTGAGCGAACTATCTTCATTCTGCAAGAGATTCCATTTTTGCTTAACCCGATTCTGTAATCACTTCCTGTCTCTTCTAATTCGCCATCAATGTAGTCAATCTTAGCGATAAAGCCGCTATCCTTGTCGGTGCAACATATATAGTCACATTCTCCTTTCTTGTGCTTCCTTGAAGAATCAACGATAAATAATGGTATTTCCCTTTTCATTTTGATTAATTAATCGTAATAAAAGCGTTCAGTTTCGTAAACAGTTTGTTTGAGGTCTGCAACTTCGCCGTCTTCATCATAAATAGCACAGTCCTCTCCTTCATATACTTCATACCAAAAGTTGTTATTATGTTCATAACAATTGTCTTCGGCACAAACTTCGTCGCAACCTTCTGTATTCTTGGCGCAATAATCTTTGGCTTCCCTTAATGTTTCGAACTCGGCAACCTTATTCGTTTCCACATTATTGCTGTAATAAACGCTATATTTCATGAATTATAGACTTAACCGTGTTGTCGAGGGCTAATAAATTTACCAACAGACTTATATTATAAGTCATTTATTTCTATCTCAGAATTAAAATATTCCTCATTTTCAGGAAATGGGAAAGAGGATGGTGCAGCCAACGGCAATTGAACATTATTAATGCGAATCTCATCGCCAGCATATAATCGCATAACACTTCCATCTTTAAGGCTGATTTGACCAAGAAGAACGCCATTTGAACATTTAGACCTAATAATTTGTGAAGGTGATTCTATAAACTGAGCAACGTCAGATAATCTAACCTCATTAAATTTAGAAGCTTTGATTTTCATAAATTCTTGCTCATACCCTTGAGGCTTTTTGGAGGCTTCTGGTGCGCCTTATTTATTATAAATATTTATTTCCTAACTTAACCAAGATGTCACACATCTTCTCGTTTCCTTTGTATTCGCAAATGAAAGACTTGTTATAGTCATTACGGCCATATTCTCTTGATGCCCAATACAATTGCCCTTCAATCAAAATTGGTGTCTTCGTATAAGAATCCTTATTGCCTTTCATATAATACCGCAATTGATTAACAATCATGTGAATCTTATTCGCCTCGTAGTATTCAGATTCTCTTGACAATTCGGTTGACGACAACGGTTGGAATTTATGTTCCGAGCGATACGCAATATCATAGGCTGTGTCCTTAATTTTTTTTGAAGGAGCAAATCTTCTGATTAATTCGCATACAGATTTTTTGCTTACTTCACCATTCAAATGGAAGCAAAGGCGGAAAATCTCCGTTGGTTCTCCACGTCTGATGATTGCGATAATTGACTTCTTGCTATATTTTTTATTCGTCTTCATAATTAGTGACTTACCGTGTTGTCGAGGGCTGTGGTGTTATTGCTATTTCCTTCTTTTCTATATTGCAAAGATAGTTATTTATTTTGAAAACACCAAATAAAAACCAAGATTTTTTCTTAGAAAAATGCGTGAATTTAACATTTATATATAATTAATTTACAACAAAAAAAGGCGCACCCGAAGGCACGCCATTTCTTATCCGATAATATCTTTTAGACTTTGTTTCAATACTCTGCACATAAGAGTTTTCATTCGGTAGATGCGTGAATTTTTCAAGGCGTTCACCCTCTGCTGGCTCATACCACTTAACTCAGCGATAGTGCCTTCACTCATTCCTTTTTCGATTAGGTAATCAACGAAAACCACACGTGCATTCACACTTCGTTCGCTTCTGCTTGTCGTGAACTCTTCAAAAGATAAACCGCTTGCATTCATTGTAGCTTCAACGGCTTTGTCAAATAATATCTGTAATTGTTTCATTTTTGAGGAATTAAAAGGTTGAATAATCTTTTGGACTATCCTCGCTTTTTGCTCCTCTTGGAATAAACAAAATAATACCACGCGCCAATTATTATCAGCAACACCGCGGCAAACTGAAAGAGGCTGTCTTTGAATCGCTGCAAAATCGGCGGTTTCTCCTTCACCGTCTTATTCTCCTTCTCCTTTCTCGTCTCTTCCTTGTCCGTTACGCTCGTCTGCCGCTCCTCCTGCTTGGCGTTGACATAGTGCTTTGCGTTTCGATTGGAAATGATTTTCTTTTCGCGTTCCGTGTCGGTGCGGAGAACTTTCCCATCTGCATCAACCGTAACCATTTTTAGCTCGTAAACAAAGACGGTATCGGAGAGGTACACGGTGTCAGCAATCGTAAGAATCTGCCGTTGTATCAACGTGTCACGTCTCTCTATTCTCACTGAATCCGTGAAATCTTTCTCTATGCTCGTTGTCTTTCGCGAACATGAAACAAGAGAGAGGAGGACAATAAAGAATAACAATGCCTTTTTCATATCATCGCAATCAAAATGCCTGCAACATCACAAAAGAAATCCTTCCACTCAGACGTTCCCTGCCCTGTGAACCTGTCGAGCAATTCTTTAGAAACGGCAATAAGCAGCATAACCGCCACCATCACCCATACTGGCAGGAAGATAAGTGCCATCTTGGAGATAATGGTCATTACGATAATATGTGTAAGGCCATCAATGCCAAGTGAGGCAGCGAAGCCTGCCACCTTGCTGCATAGCTTGTAAAACCACTTAATCATTTGTTCAAAATAAGATTGTCGTACATAATTGAATTAATTCGGCGTTCCCAGCCTCTAAGATTTTCCTGCTGGCTCTTGTCGTTCTTGACAATACTCTTGACGAATAACAACCGCATCTGCTTGATACGTCCAAACAACGGCAAGCCGCTTGTGCTATTGATGGCAGCCAATGTCTTGTTGCCGATGATGCCGTCAACCTTCACGCCTACGAGCTTCTGTAATTGTCGCGCCGCCGTGCCAACAC